ATGTAATATATTTCTTTTTCATCCAAATTCTCTTTTGAACATTTTTCTAATATATAAAACTTAAAATTATCTTCTCCATATTTATTCCATGAATTTTGCAAATGCCCATTACAATGACAATGTCTATTTAATTCACCTTTATGAGAAGACCATCTATTATATATATTGACTGATTGACCTATATATTTTTTCTTGTTTATTAAATTCTCGATGCAATAAATTCCACAAATAGTATTTTCTTTACTTCTCAATTGCATCATCTCGTTTCTATTTTTACGTTTTGGAAAATAATATTTTATTGGGACGTTGCTCCCAGTTGAGTTAATAACTCCTCATACTTTCATATGAGAACAGACTATATCTTCATCCAATTTTGGATGTGTACCATTTCCATTTAAGGGATTTTCACCCACTCACTTGAGCCGTACTCCTGTTGTTATATTTCTATAACCAATGGGATAGTCGTTGAGCGTTTCTCTATTCGAGACTTCGATGCTGATTGCCCATTTTATTATTCTCTGTTTAAAAGAATAATTAGCATTTAGGATTTAACCTTGTGCCATTTAATCACTTTTTTCTACTTTCGTAACTTTCACGCTTGACTATATTTCATGTCTACGTTGTAGTGTGACTAACTTTAGGGGTTTCCAGCAGTTAAATACATATTTTTTCATGCAACTTACGCTACACGGACTCTACTATCAAAGTCATGTGAATCACCTGAAACCTTACTTACAGTAAGTAATACTTCATCATCAGCCCAGAATTCATTTACGTCTCCATCTTTCATATTCTTTGACTCAACATAATTGTTGAAAAACTCATTCTCAGAAAGACCATGAGCAATCTGAGTATCAATAATTTCCTCAATTACCTCGAAGAACTGTGTTCCTCTCTCAGAATTTAACGCTCTCTTAATCTGCTTATTAGAAGAATCCTTGGTAAGTCCAAGGTATTCAAAACAAGCCTTTCTAATTGTGTCACTAGCTTCTGCCTTAGAAATTACACGATTAGAATCGGTATCATAAATTTCACGACCTGCACCGAGGTCAAACATAAGATTTTTTACACTTGTATCTAACATTTATTTATTTCTCCTTTCTCAAAAATTAGGCTTTCTTTGTAAGCTGCATAGCGGCAGTTACACCAGAAATAGCTTTGAGTTCAACACCGTCTTTAACAGCGATTTCACCAGAAAATCCATCTGCTGAAATTTCAACTACATCACCAACTGCGAGTTCATAAGCTCTAACTACCTGAGTAGGAGCATTTGTATAGTTGCTTTCTTTCTTAAATGTGTTGCTATATGTCTCCTCGATCATTGGCACCTGGTATACAAACAGGGCATCTCCAGGAGTTACTACTTCTACATAGAAATTCCCATTATTTGCCTTACCAACGACCTTTCCTTCAAATGAAGTAGGTGCTGCTGCTTTATAAAGATCTAACTCTACGAATTCACCCTTACCAACGAACCATCCGTTGTCTACATAAGCACTTGCTGCTTCTGCTAACTGAATGTTATAAATATGCTTTCCACCATCTCTTGCGAGAACTTTAGAAGGGAAAGCCACTGCATGTTTTGCAATAGTCATCTGAATCATTTATTTTTCCTCCTTAAATTTTTGCATTAAAAAAGACACTCAATTTGAGTGTCATTACATTGATTTATATTTCTTGTTTTATTTGCTAAAAAGATTTCCGTAACGGTTATCCTTCTTAGACTTGTTTACATTAGCAAATACTTTTACGGTTGACTTTTTCTGAGTTTTATCAGTGGTAGCTGCAAAAGTTTTCATATTAGAATCCGCATAGATAAGTTTTGCTTCCTTCTCTAAATCTTCGAGAGAGTAGTTATCCATATTTGTATACAGTTTCTCAAAATCCTTATTAATGAATTTTCCTTCTTCATCTTTTTCAGAAATAGAAGCAAAATTTTCATTTGCAAGAATTTCCTCACGCTTTGCATGAAGTTCATTCTTTTCTGCTGTCTCCTTAAACTCTTTGAGTGCAGCGTAGTTTGAACGCATAGACTGTAACTCTGCAAATTCACTATCTGTTAAAAGTTCACGATGTAAATTGTATCTTTCTCCATCAAAAGCTACATTATCACCGTCTTTTGTATAGTTCTGACCGAAGATTTTATCACCATTCCAGTTCTCATATGTAAAATGATCATCGTAAACAGCGTTGATAAAGTACCACTCATTATCAGCATCTTCATATTCAGATAAAAGCTGGTAAAGTGCATATCTTGTATCTTCATGACTGATTTCATATGTACGAACAATCTTTTCAAAAGTCTGACTTTCTCCTTCATTACCATTTGGATCAGAAGCTCCTTCGCCATCACCTTCTCCATCATTGGAAGGCTCACCAGATTCTCCGCTACTTGAGTTATCTCCTTCTGAATTGTCATCATCGAACATCTCAGCGAATTTTGCTTCAAGTTCCTCATCTGACATTTCTGTATAGTCGAATGTTACATCTTCAGCAGTCTTACCATATTTGGCAAGTAACTCTTCAAATTTTGTCATTTTGTTATTTGTTCCTCCTTCCTTTGATTTTTGATTTATATCAAAACTCTCAAGAATATTAGTTAATTTCTCTAAAGTTTCAACCAATTTGTTGTCTGTGTTAAATGTTACTGTTTCCGCATTTACAGCGAAATCTTCAATTTTAAAATTACTTCCTGCCATACCAGGGGATACATCCTTTGACAGAAGAGTAAGACCTGATACATAAAAATCATCTAACTGCAATGTTTTATTAGCAGTATTAAATGATAACTCCCTAATGCATAATTCCACCGAACAATCTACAGTTCCACGTCTATTCAGAATCTCAATAGCATCTTGACAATACTCATCGTATAAATAACCATGCAAAACTGCACGATTTACGCCAGCGTCTTCATCATATTCAACAGTAGTCTTTGTGCCATCAATAACACCGATAGGCTGTTCTTCATATACAACTTTATCGTTACCATCTTTGTCAGTAGTCACATAATAATCATGGCTACCGAAATCTAATTCATTATCTGAATTGGTAGTGATATGTGCTAAAATTGGGCGAAAGTTTGCCGATGGGACATTTTCATTGAAAGATTCTTCAGAGATTTCCGATTTATTGAGATTGACATGATCGTGAAATGCACGACTGACGAATGGAGTAAGAGACTCTTTATGTTTATCTTCATCTTTGGAAGTTTTTTCAAAATTACCATTCATGCGAACCATGAGTTCTTTACCGAATTCATTACTATTAAAATGAGCAAAATTGTTCTTTAGACAGAACTCATACAACTCATCAATAGACATAATTCGTCTTTTCTTCTTTTTTGGCATTATTTAACCTATTCCTCCTTTCTTTGTTGATATACCACTCAAATTAGGAGAGTGGTTAGAATGCTAGCATGTTGCTATACTGAATTTTATTATTTGTATTTTCAAAAGTGAGAGAGTGGTTATTCAAAAATGTTGCCACGTTCCCATCTTGAGATACCAATTTAAAACCTTCTTTGAGAAGATTTTCCTTTGTCTCCTTGTCGGAGGTTTTAATAAAATTGTATTTCATATTAAGATACCTCCCTTATTTATTATTGAGATCCTCGTCTCTTGTGCGAAGTCCAGCATCTGTAAGTTCTGTTTCGTCTTTTTCTTGACCGCCACCTTGATTAGTACCAGATTGCGTATATGAGGTGTTAAATGGTTTCAATTTCTCGCCAAGATTTAAACAATCTTCCTCTAAGAAGTTCATAGCAAGAGTATCTTTCTCAGATACACCATTTAATGTGTTATAAAGAATCTTATTTGGTAATCCGTTTTGGCAAGATTCCAAAATAGATTTCTTAAAATCATCTTTCTGATAAATGGAAACATCAAAGAATTTAACTTTACAAGGTTCAGATATCCAACTAGATAGAAGTCGATTTACAATCGCTTGAATCTGTGGAATAAGAGTTGAAATAGAAAATGTAGAATCTGCAAGTACGCCATATGTAAAGGCAGTAGAGTTAGAAGCGGAGTTTAAATTTAATATCTGAGCACCACCAGCCGTATTAAGAATTTCTTTTGTTGCTTTTTCAACCTTTGTTACATCACCAGTAGCATCATCTGGGAAACTAATTTCATGTAATTCACCAGGAACAATAGCAGCAGAGATATAAGGTGGTAAAGCTTCTTCAAGCATACGATTGAAATATTGAATCATTACATCTGGATTTACAGTCCAATCATCTACGTCATTTCCCATAGTCTTCATTTCTAGCCATACCAATTTATAAATGTTGGCTGCCTGTTGAACTGCTTGATAATCAGAAGCATCCATAAGATCAATTAATGATAAGAATATAGGTGTAAGCACGGGAACGATGGTTTCCCAGTCTTCAGACCTAAATTTAATACATACATTATATTCTTCTGGGATTAACTGATATTTTTCATTTGTACTCTGATATGTATTCCACATACTATTGAATGGTTCACCCCAATATTCCAATAGTTCAGAATTTCGCTTAAAATAACTCATATCCATTGCACATGCAAATGAACCATCAGGAAATACACCTGCAATTCTCATGTATGATGGATCTAGTGGAAGAATAAACATTCCTTGCCCTTCAGTATAATAAGCACATCCATAAAATGCGTCTTCTCGAAGTGTTATAGATGCAGCTTTACGAAACTCATAATTCAGTCCAAGAGTATCTACAACATCAACTGTTTCCTGATACTTTTGCAATGTGGATTTTATGTCATTATTATCTGAAATTATAAATGGGGGAACTATGTTACGAATAGATAAATCAATTTGATTTGCATAATATTTGCAAAGACGATAGTAGATTTCTGAACGATAATAAAGATAACGAGATAAACTTCTAAGACTTGCTTCACTAGAAGAAATGTTTTTAATATAATCTTTTACATCTTCCTTGGAATAATTACTAATTGTAGTATATGTCTTGGATTTCTGAATATCTCGAAGATTTGTAATTGCACTTGTTGCATCTTCATAGCGTTCAAGTCTACTTTTATTTTTCTCATACCATTCACGCATTTCATTTGCGGTTGGTTGTTTTGGAGTAGAAGAAGTAGTTTTCTTCTGTGAGTTATTTACTTTAGCAGGTGCATTAGAATTTGCATCTACTTTCTTAGGTCTAGGCATATTTGATAATGCACCTCCTTAATTATATTTTGCTTTACGGATTGTAAGCTTATTGATGAAACTTGTGGCATCTTCAGTTGGTCGCTTTTTATTTGTAATGGCTTTTCTACGTTCACACATGAGAGCGTAAGAAGCCATACATGCCGTGTAAGCCCTATCATCATGGAGCTTGTTTGCCTTTTCTGGTGTAAGTTCAAACGAATCCTTTCCAGAATCACGCTTTTTACGAATCATATTGACAAGTTCTTCTTTTAAAGCGTCAATATTAGCAAGAGCAATTTCATCCTGCCAATCAAGTTTTATAGTTTTTGTATTAACGGATTCAATTTTCTCTAATTCTTCATTAAGCTTATTTTCAAATTCCTTTTCATTAACTTTTTGTTTTCTGAGTTCAGCAGAAATTCGTTCTTTTTCTTTAGCCAATTTTTTCTCATCAACATCAAAAACAGTAAGATAGCCTTTATGGTCATATTGTGCTGTAAAACTGATTTTATCTTGATTCATCAATTCTATCATTGCTTCATACATTTCAGATTTATAACCAGCAGGAGACATAAGATGTACTTTGTCTACCGCATTAGGAAATTTCTTAACATAATCAGCGGAATATTCTTTGTCAATTAAGCCTCTATGAACAATGCCAGCAGAGTCTGTCCAATCTGGC